AAATCAGGATTGCTTTCCCTATACTTCTTTGCCTGTTGGAGCATTTTAATATGTCCAGACAAAGATTCATGGTCAGTTAGACAAATACCCGAAAGCCCTTTTTCAAGAGCCTTCGGGATTAATTTATTGATTGCGTTAGTTGAATCAACTAACCGAATATTCGAGTATTCACTATGTACGTGTAACTCTGCGAACATTGTTTCCCTCCTTAAACAAATAAATTTGACTTTGTATTGGTTGCTATTTTAAAATTTTCCCATTCTTCTTGCGTCATGTCTCTCTTGCAAAGATTTTCAAACACTGTTAAAAATTGTAAATTATCCGCATTGCTTGTACCTCCACGACTAAGAGGGAGAATATGGTCTACAGAAGGTTTTGCAAGATCATAAAAAGTTTCTCCTCTTTCGCTTTCTTTCCAATTATTATAGATTTTATTAAATTGGATACCATTGTAGTGTTGATCCATAAATTTTTTATATTCTTCACTACTGAGGTCTGTTCCTTTGGCATGGGAAAAACTTTTATGTAAAAAGGCATATTTTTCTATGTCTTTAAATTGTAAAACATACTCTTCTGTTAAATTCGCTTTACTAGTTTTTATTAAATTTCCTACCGCAATAAAACAACCACAACTTTTTTGAGCGTATGCCTTCCCCGTTAAAAGACGTTGTTCTATTATGGTTTCTTTTCCACAATCACAAAGGCATACCCAATGACGACGTTTTTTTGCTCTATTGATAGGTTTACCTGCAATTAATTTTTCTTCTAAGGTCGCTAGTCTCAATACAGACAACCTTCCGTATTTTTCCCCTGCTAAGTCGAAACCCTTAGAAGGTCTAATGTTATCGAGATGTTTTGTTGCTACTTCTTTTCTACATGAATTACAATACTTATATCTCCCATTTAAAAAATCAGATTTGCTAACTTCTAATTGCTCTCCACAAGAACATGAACAAATAACCTTCTTAACCAAACTTCTGGTTCCGGGTATTGTGTCTATGACCTCCAATTCTCCAGACTTCATGCCTATAAAATAATCTTTATCAAGTTTTTGAACCACTTATTTTTCCTCCTATTAGAACCAAAATGAAGTATCTTTATTATAGCACGATATTTCATATTTGTCAATTACAAATTGAGGAGTCTCTTCGCCATTCCATCTGTTTATGCTTGCTCTTCCAATTACTTCTAACGTTACGTTTTTATTAACAAGATTTTCAATGTCTTCTTGGGTTGGATGGAATATAACATATTTTAGTTTATTCTGCGTAAATGAGATCATCGTTTGTTTTTCATTTATAACAATATCTTCCCCTTTTAAGTTGAAAACATGAATGTAGGGTTCTTCAAGTTGAGTACCCCAAATTTTCGAATTCCTATCAAGCATATTGACAAAAGTCTTATTTAAATGGGAACTATCCATTGAGAAGTCTACATGATACATTTCTTCTGTAGTTATGTCTTTTGTTTTTTCAACTACACCGTCTATAATCTTTTGGAGATTTTCTTCTCGAAGACCTACTCCAAAAGCATTCTCATGCCCTGCTAAAAACTCAAATGGCAAGTCTTTAAGGAAAGATTTTAATTCCGTCACTTCAAACTTACTAAAGTTTCTTGCGCTTCCTTTTAATAAACCATCTTTTCCTTCTTTGAGTAAAATTGTGGGGCGATGGAATGTGTTTGCAATTTCATTAGAAATTAAACCAAGCATTTCAGGATTCTCAATCAAAGATACATTTAAGAGAATAATCTTGTGGGGAAATGATTCTGCCATTTTAGAGATTGCTTCTACAAGTTTTTCTTTTGTTCTGTCCTGACGGGCTTTTATATTTGCCAATTCCCTTGCGATATCTTCATGTATTTTTACCTTTACTATTCCAACTCCGCGCTTTTTATAATCAACCTCAATATCTTCTGTGGTTATAAAACCTTTGAAGAGTGTTTCAATCTCTTCTTTTGTTCCCACTCTAAATACCGAATTGATTAAAGGAGCAATATAAAATTGCACATTTTGAATTGTCAAAGTATCTCCAATTTTATTTTGTTGTTTATCAACGATTGCTCTGAACATTTTATTCGTGATGTTCTGTAGACCTTTAAAACAATAATACCTCGTCTCTAGCACTCTACTATCCATCATGTCTGCAATTGCGCCAAGTGCAGGTAGATCAAGGAATTTTTTTGAGAAAGAGACATTTAAAAAATCATCAAGAACTTCACAAAATTTATGTACAACAATTGCACCACTGATTTCTTTATTCGGGTAGTTGCAAGATTTTGGGTTTACTATAATTGCCCACTCATTTTCAATTTCTTTTTCGTGATGGTCTAGAATGATTATCTGTTTCCCTTGCTTTACTAGTTTCTCACATTTTTCAGCATCATTTGTTCCTGCATCTGGAACAATTAAAACATCGTAATCAATTTGATCTAATTCTTCTTCATAGATTCCATGTATCTTTTTTTCATGACAGTTCCAAGTTACATGAGGATAATTAAGTTCTTTCAAATACAAGAACATAATAGATGCAGAAGTAATTCCGTCAGCGTCAGAGTCTACTACTATGTGTAATTTTTTTTCTTTTTTAATTGCCTCAATTAATGTCTCTGCCGCCAACTTGATATTTTCCAGTAAATACGGACTGTGTGTGTTTTCTTTGGAAACTGATAAAAGGGCATTGATATCATCAACGCCCCTATTATCAGCAATTTGTTTCATGGGATCTATTACATAATCATTTTCACCCATTAATTTATATTTCATATTTACTCCTCTGAACTTGTTATTTCATATTTATTCTTCATTAACTTCTCAAGGGTTTTCTTTCCTTTGTCAGATGGTGAGTCTTTATAAGACAATAAACCCTCGGTATCCCATAAAACATAAGTTTGGAAATACGGTGCAAAACTTTGGCCTAGTTTAATTAACTTTTCTGCGTAAGGGTTGGATTCTTCTGAGAAAGGTACGTTAAACTCTTTATCGAAAGCAATGAAAACTTCTTTGATTCCTAGGGATAAAATTAGTCTTCTTTGGGCAAGAGTGATTGCACTACCACAAGTGGCCACTGTAAAATTATGATTTGGATAGAAACTTTCTGCCTGTAGTACAGATTTCTCTGACTCAAACAACATTATTTTACCACATTGTTTGATATATTGCAAGTTCTCATATAACCCATATAAGTTGGCTCCAGTTGAGTGATTATACCAAATGGTCTGTAACGCCAGAGGCATGTACTTCCGTCCGTTGTCAACTTCATAATCGTTTAGGTTTCTTACCCTAATTCCAATTAAATCGCCTTCGATATCTCTATGGGGGATAATAATTCTATTGTTCCCCCCATCATAGCGAATACCAAATTTCATTGCGGCCTGATAAGTTATCCCCTCGTCTTCCCAGCCTTTATATAAGTAAGGGTCAAAATAATCTAGTATTGATTCATTATAGACTATTTTGTCTTCTTTCTTTGTTTCTTCTTTTTGAGAAAGGATGTTATATTTTTGTAGCAAAGACCAGTCATCTGTTAGTTTATCCTTTGAAGAGAACCCTTCTATTGTAGATTTAATGTTGCAGACTTTCATAACAAAGAAAATTGCATCTTGGAAAGTATAGTTCAAAGATTGCATAACTAAGCCAAAGATATCATAGTTTTCAGAACAGTGCGTAAAACAATGGAAATTTTTTGATTCAGAATAATAATACAATTTATAAGAATCTCCACCGTGACACACTGTTTTAAAAATTAGATTACCAGACCTATCTATAATATAAGTTTCACTTCCAAGTTCTTTCAAGATTTTTATAATATCTTCGTTAGTAAGCCTACCCTTAATTGTCTGAACATCAATACCATTCGCCATCTGGTTCCTCGCTTACTACTTTTTCTAATGCACTTGGGATTTCTGCGTTTTCTTCTAGGATAATTTCAACGTTTGTGTCGTCTACGTCTAATAGTAAATAATCATTGTTTGTAACAAAACAGTCAAACCATCGAAGATTGCCATAGTCAAAATAACCCCATAGTTTAACTTTCGCCAATTTTGAACGCCTAGCCTTATAAACATGAATACAAATATTTGGCTCGGGGCATCCTAATTGATGAACAATTGGAATTATCATTTCCTTGTCTTTTTGACTAAGAGGAAGGGCGGCATAACCAATATCAACTTTGTCTGCTAATGCTTTTGCTCCTCTTAAAACTCCTTGGTCTGCCGTCTGTGTTGTTTTGTAAGAGTCATTGACCTGAGTAGCAGTAAATACAAAGATATTCAAAGTGTTGGCTAAATACTTCAATCTATCAATCGCAAGTAAGAGGATATTGTCTTCTCGCATTTTAACGCCGTGTGCCTTACTTGCCATCTCAGTAAGGATCTTGGCAGAAGCGAAGAGATAGTCAAAAAATACATAGCCTATATTATGTGAATACTTATGTTTTTTTATCACATGCTCTAGCATTTCTATATCGAAAGATGGCATATATTCAATATAGAAGGGGCTTCGCTCTAAAATCTCGATTGCCCTGTCAACACGTTCTTCTTGATTGCCTGTATATTTCCCATCCAGAATAACTTCTTCTGGCACTCCTGAGATAAAAGCCATTACCAGAGTTTGAATTTCTGATACTTCTAACTCTGTAGTAATAAATAAAGTAGGTTCTTGGCACCCTGTTTTCTCCCACTTGTTCGTTTGGATATTAAACAGAATGGGGATTGAAATTGTTAGAGCGTCTGCAACTGCATGGCGAGTATTGTGGCTTATAATTCCATTTGATACAAAAGAATGGTTAATAGGAACAGTAAAGTCATAAACCACACTCTCTCCAAACTCAATAGAAGAAATAGAGTCTATAAAAATATTGTTCGCCTTATTTTTTATAGTAGATGCTTTAATATCTAAAACGATATCGATTCCGTCTAACATCGCTTTTACTCTGCTTCTTGAAATCTTATGCCCATTCTTCATGCTTTCGTAAAAAGAAAGGCCATTAATATTGTAAGAAGTTTTTTTGTCACGAGTAAAGAAATATTCTTCCACGTTATCTTTTAGAAACCTATGCAAATATTCTAAATTTTCTGTTCCATGTAAGAAATCAGTATTGCTATTATGGAATAGATCTTTTGTAGCATTTTCTAATCTTTCTTTCTTTTGGGTAGAGTTTTTAAAACCAATTTCTTTTTTATAGACTCTCATAAAATCTCTATTTAAGATATCGATAATAAAATAGTCTATTCCTTTTACAGTTTTAACTCTCCTGCTTGAAAGAATCCCAAAATTTAACAATAAAGTTTGGACTTGTAAAGACATAAATTTTGAAGCAGTAGAATATTGGAACATTCCTCTTTTATCCACAGACCCATCTGTGTCAAAAAGACCCTGTAGAAATGAAGATACTACATCTTTTGTCCCTGTCATTACTACTTCAGGTATAATTTTTTCTTTAGCAACTCCAGATTTTAATCCCATTTTATTAAAAACAAAATCAAAAATCCTTGGAGAGCAAGAAGAGTGACAAAAAGTATCCCTGCTCTTTTTAGTTGTAAAGGTTTCTCCAACGTATTTCATAAAAGTTTCATTAACAAAAGAAAAAATTGATTCGTTTCTATTAGTGTAAGAAACCTCCAAGCGATTATTTTGTACATTTTGTCGATTTAGATACCCATCGCCAACAAGAACTCCCAATGAGTAGGCAACCTCAAGAGGAATTTCATTTTCCCCCCATAGATTATTATTAATGCTAATGGCAATATTATCTTCTTTAGTAATGTCTTCAAGGCGCTTAAATGAAGTTTCTCCATTTTTATTACTAACAATTATAGGATGTTCTGGAGTCCCCTCAATTTCATACCCCATTCGCGTTGTGACCTTTATTGTTTTGGATATTCCCATATTAAACCAGTGTGAAGTTTCCATTAGTTCTTTCTTGCCCGTCTTTTCTTCATAAGAAACAATTTTTGCGACGCAAGAATCTTTATCTCCTACTTTGTAATACTTTGGGATATCTTCAATCTTAATAACGCCTTTATCGGTGTAAATTAAAGAATCTCCAACAATACATTTCCCAAAACCAGAAGGACTTGACCTCATATATAATTTCTTTAGTCTCGCACCTCTACAAATTGTAGTGAGTTTTTTCGAAGAAAGATTGGGGCCAAATTCTGGTGCCAACTTCAATTCTTCTTTTAGCCTTTTAATCCCCTCTGCTCCGTGGATGCCATATCCTTCTCCACCACCAGCATGAAACTTTTCTTTAATCTCATTAAAGTCTTTTTCATAACAGTTTACAATATCTTCAATTTTCATTGCGTCAATGGCCTGTTGCATTTTCGCCAATGCTTCTGGATTGATTTCATCGGGGTTATACAACTTCTTTGTGTCAAAGCCTTTTGCAGATAGTGCATTCAAGAGACTAAACTTTTTTAGAACGTTATAATAATAGTCAAAATTGTCTGGGTCTGCAAGACTCATGGCTACAGCCACATAATCGTTTCCTTTGTTCATTGAATAATTCTTATATTGCTTTTCGTATTTTGCTAAATAGTCATCTATCGTTACATAAGTGAATGATTGGATTCCACTCTTTATGAGGTTTTCAATTGCTCCGTAAAGAATTTGATGAAACTTTTCTGGGAAATCTTGTAATTCTAGATGATATTTATCATCTAAGAGAAGTGAGGGTTTCTTCATTAAGGAACCCAGCACTTGCACTACTGCCATTTTGTCCTTGTTAATTACGTCTGCCATATCAACCGCCTTACTCAATTTTTGATATGTCTATCTTAGGCACTGAATAATCTCTTGTATGTACCTTGACACTTATTTCTTTGGCCTTCTTATCAAATTTCTTATTCTCTTCCAAAGCCTTGCTTTTTAACGAAAAGTAATCTTTTGCCTCGTCATAAACAAAAGGTACAATCCCAATACCTTTAACATCTTCGCCCACTTCTCTTTCTTCAAGTTCAAAAAAATAGTAAAGGGTTCCTTGAATCCCTTTTAATGTGTAGCCATTTATACTAACGAAATTATTTATTTGAGAATCAATTAGGGGAGTTATTTTCTTTAAACTAAATAGTTTACAAATGTACCTGTTTAACTCCTCTCTATCTGTATCTCCTGCTTCTAAGTCATCTAGCATCTTTTCAAAACAGGCCAAATGAACCTTTGTTCCTTTATAGTTTTTGCTTGGTTCTTTAGTAGAAATGTAATTTTTGCAGTAAGGACAATTTGCCATTTTTGCTCCTAAAAAGAAAAAGCAGGAGAGGGGATCAACCCTCCCCTGCTGTTATCATTTACAGTAGGTTGTTAATATCATCAAGAATCAATTCAAGTTGTTGAGTTTGTTTGTCTGTCGCTTCTTTTACAGAAGCACCTGCTCCAAGATAATTTTCCACAATTCGCTTGTAGTCTTCCATCTTGCCGCTTTCAGCCAACTTCATAGCGCATTTCTTGATTTCTGCTTGTAGAGTCGCAAAGTCCTTCTTCTCTACTTGATACTGCTTGTGTTGAGTTTCATAGTCCACAGCCTTCTTACCGTCAGATTGCTCTTGCTTTGTGATTGCTTCTGCAATGGCTTTCTGTAGGTTCTCTGCTGTAAACTCTCTGATCATTTCTGGCATAAAGTCGAAACGGGAACCTGCATGGTATTTGCGTGTGTTCTTAAAGAAAGCGGAAGACTTAATTTCCTTACCGTCTTCATCAAGGCCGTTTGGCTGGCAGAAAGCGATAATATCCACAAGATCGCACACAGGGTCAACAAGACGCTTCTCTCCACGGGGATAGATCTTAACGTATTCATTTCCCGTTTCATCCTTGAACTCTCTTGTTCCATCGTGTGCAATGAAATAAACAGTAAAACCAACAGAAGTTAGTTGACTAATTGGACGCCATAACTCTTGAGAGAATTCCTTCCAAGCGCCAAAACCCTTGTTGAATTCTGCAATACGATCAATACCATACTTCTCACAAACATATTCTTCACACATACGAGCCGCCGCTTCTAGTGTGTCAAAAATGATTGTCTGGTATACTTCCTTGACCTTTTCAAGAGTATCTGACTTGGTGAGTTGCTTTACAATCTTTAGGAAATCACTCCAGCGAGTAATTGGTAGATAAGGAACCCCTGCCCTACCATTAATACCCATTTCAAAGGGGAGGTAGAACGGCTTTGGAAGAGAAACTCCAACTGCCGTCTTACCAACACGGTTACTACCATAAACCAGAATTGTCTTTCCTGCCATGTCCTTAGAGACTACAGAAACATTGGGTGCTAGAATATCAAACGCCACTTATTTATACCTCCTAAATTACCAGTTAAATGAACTACCAGAAGACGTAGTTGTCTTTGTTTCCTTCGGCTTACTTGCCTTATCCTTTAGTTTTTCAAGGTATTCGTCACGGGCGATAAGCGCTTCCTTGATATCCTTTGACTTGTATGTCTTTGCGTTATCTTCGTCATAGGGATTGTTTTCTCCACCTGTGATTGTGATAGAACGCTTATAGGTAACAACCTTTGTTGGACGGCCTTCACCAAAACCCTGATATGGCTTAATTTCAACATCAGCGATATTGATCAAATTGCCCCTGAATAGACCTGTCTGTCCTCGTTCGTAATTGTCTGAGATATAATCTGCCGCCAACTTTGTAACATCGAACGTAAGTGGGATTACATTACCACCATAGATAGGAACAATAAGTTCAATCTTGGTTTCTTCGTCCTTTGTGCGGATTGCCGAAATAAAGCCCTCAACTTCAAATGTTGCGTGTGGGTCAAAACTCATGGAGTCTCTTGCCTGAGAAATGAAAGAAGTGTTAATCACCCAGTTAGACTTAAGTTCGCCCTTGTCATCGTAATACTCATTTAGAGCAAAGCGACCATTAGAAATTACAACCTTTGTTGCATCAGAAGTAGGAAGACCCTGATCTGAGCAATCTGCAAGAGAAACAAATGTATCCTTAACCGTTACTAGACCCTTATAGACTCCACTAATATCACCCTTGCTAGTCTTTTCAAAAGAGAAGACATTCACACGATGGGCGTTATGCTCGTCTGTCTGCACTACTACATGGCCAGTAATAAACCTGCCCTTGTCACCACTCTTTACTTCTAGATTCTTTTCCTTTAGAACGCCATAAATCTCAACCTTATTAAGTGCTTCGCGTAGAGTTGTTTCTGCCATAAAAAATTATTCTCCTTTTATACGTTTGTTATTTTTGTTTTTTGAAACTTTGTGTGACAAGCGCTTTTATTATTGGCCACCCATGTATATCATCGCCACCTTTCCTGCACTGGTATCTATATTATATCACAACCAATAGGGAATGTCAAGCAATATTTTTTTGTAGTTTGGATTCAATGTAGGATTCAATGAAATCATAATGAAGAACCAATTGAGACATAAATTTCCAATTAGCAATAGGGAATAGATACCGGAGTTCTAAGAATGTTTCTCTTACCATAATCTTTTTATTCTTTTTATTCTTTTTTAGGTAATCTCGCTTTTTATGAAAAATAACAATAAGGTTCCCCATGATTACAAAATAAGGGAAAAGCCACAGAATACATAGAGCAATAATCAAAATCATAATCGCCTTTCTTTAGAAAAGAAATGCCCCATAAGCGAGGGAACTTATGGGGCGGAAGAAGGAGGGAGGGGGTTATACGGTTACTCTGTCGTACCGTTCGTCGCTCAGAACCTTTACCATAGCCTCGTAAGGCGTCATGTTCATGTTCTGTAGCAATGACTTAAAGACAGAAGGAGATTGACCGCTGTAGAGTTGCACACCGGGAGTAGAGGTTGTGGCTTGGTGAGCGTCATGCCTTGATGCACAATTCCAGTATACAAGGTTGGGCAGTTCGTACCCAAATCTTTCATACTTGGCCTTCATCGCTTGATGGAATGTCAAGGGCTTGCTGTCGCAACGCCAATCTTGGCAACCATCCATCTCCATGTCCGAAATAACAACAAGAGCCTTGGGCATTTCGCTTGCGCTAATGCCGTTATCAATTGCCGTCTTAAGGATTAGGTCGAATGCGGCCTCTAGGTTCGTATTCTCCACGATTGCAGGTACGGAGCGAACCTTCTCTGCAAGAGTTAGACCCTTAACGTGGACAAACCTAGGGACAGAAGAGAAGGTGATGAACTTGTCCTTGTAGGGGCCACTATTCCGTTCTGCGAAATAGATAGCCAAACCGACAGAGGTAGCAACGGGGCGACCACTCATGGAACCAGACGTATCTGCCATGACAAGAACGTTATTCTCTCCTTCTACATAGTTGGGAAGGGCTTTCCACTGTGCTTCCAGAAGAGCGTCTGCGTTCATTGCAAAACTTCTGCTCGTTGCATGGAAACCTGCCTTTTCAAGAATGTCATAAGGGAATAGCGTTGCCGCGTTCACCTTTGTTTCACCCTTTTCAAGAGCCTCTAGATAAGCACAGAAGCGAGTAGCATCTTGCTTGCTATAAGCCTTACGGTAGATCGTCATCGCCCGTGAAGGAACAGTAGGATAGTTAATCTTTGCCCATTCCTTAGAGGACATGTCTCGCTCTACAACATTGAGGTAGCCACGAAGAGCAGAAAGAGTCTTACGGTA